TCGTTGTCATTCGCCAACATGACTCTATCCGCTTTTATTCTATCACTCGCCTTCTTTGTAATAGTTTCCACTTCGTTTCGTGTTGCACGCTTCCTGCTTTCTGCCCACCTTACTCCAGTCGTTATGACACGGTTTTCTGCATTTTGCTCTTTCAAAATCTCACAACAATACCTCATCATTCTGGTGGGTGGCATACCTTTGATGGGGATTAACGACCACATATTGACTTTCTGTCCTTTGTACATCGGCTGCGTGTATTCGCAAGATATTCCCTTTTTTTTGCACTGGTCAAATACCTTTCGGACATGCTGCATTGTCTGTGGCGCATCAACTGTGGTGATGCTGTGCTGTACCACGAACGGTACGTGAGCTCGCTTGCATAGCTCCAAGACGACGTCCGAATCTTTTCCACCGCTGTATGTACATACAAATGGTTTCCCATAATATCGTTTCGACATGTATGCTGCCATGCGAATCAAATATATTGCTTCCTCTTCTTTTCCCATTACGCTACTCCTCTAAATGCTAATTTTCTGCATCTTTGGGTACAATTTCTTCCCATTCTCAAAGATGAGTCGTGCATTCACTCTTCCTCTACTTCCACGGCTTCCACGACTTCCACGACTTCCCCTTTTTCCATCCTGTACCATGTGTCAGCTTTAATTTTTTCCCCGTCTACGCGCACCATCTTTGCGCCTTTTAAAGACCATTCTTCCTGTGTCCAGAAATTATTTTCGTTTCCTTCCCAATCCGCAAGAACAAGGTGCGAACCAATAACGCCTTTGGCTTTTCCTTTGTATCCCCAAGCTATCGCAATACTTTCTGGGTCTCCCGCGATTGCACTCCCGTAGAGGCCCGTTGCGGAGGATGCGCCGCATTTACCCGTTGCGGAGGATGCGCCGCGGTATCCCGTTGCGGAGGATGCGCCGCATTTACCCGTTGCGGAGGATGCGCCGCGGTATCCCGTTGCGGAGGATGCTCCGCGGTCTCCCGTTGCGGAGGATGCGCCGCGGTATCCCGTTGCGGAGGATGCGCCGTAGTCTCCCGTTGCGGAGGATGCTCCGTAGTCTCCCGTTGCGGAGGATGCTCCGCGGTATCCCGTTGCGGAGGATGCTCCGTAGTATCCCGTTGCGGAGGATGCTCCGTAGTCTCCCGTTGCGGAGGATGCTCCGCGGTCTCCCGTTGCGGAGGATGCTCCGCGGTATCCCGTTGCGGAGGATGCGCCGCGGTATCCCGTTGCGGAGGATGCGCCGCATTTACCCGTTGCGGAGGATGCGCCGTAGTATCCCGTTGCGTCACATTCTGGTTTTGTTCTCTCTTTTGTATATTCGATTGCCGCTTTAACGAGTCCAGCAATCGAAATCTCTGCGCCGATCTTAATCTTTGTGGACGCAACCTTTGTATCACTGCTATTTTTACTAAGCTCTCCGCTTTGCTCTACGATATGGTAAACGCTATTTGCCGGGCTGTAATATTCAAAGCAGTCCAGTGGATATTCACATGCATGAAAGCCACATTCACAGGCAACTGCCTTTTCCTCTTCGTATTCCTTTCCTTCTTCATACTGATAGCCATTTTTTGCGGTCATGTCTTTATTAAATCCCTTGTATGTTTCCATAAAATTTCCTTTCGATTTTATAATCTGCTGCCCCGCAGGAACGCATCCTGCAGCTCACTCTTCCATGTCGGTTCTGCCTGCTCCTGAACACGCTCCACCATGTCGCACTGGCAAACAATCTCTGTTGCCCATTCCCGAATTTGCCGAAGCCCAGCTGCATCCGGTGCGATACCTGCACGCCGTTCGATCGAGAGCGCCAGCTCCCTGATCCGGTTATCTGCCGCCATCCATACCGGTTCGGCATCCGGCGGCGTTTTAATCCATATTGCCATTGTCTTGTCTCCTTTGTCCTATCCTGTCAGTGTCCTGCTCCAGGACAATGCTTTCTCCGGCTTTATAAATCCGGTACAATAGCACACCCGTCAGGATTACTAATACAGTTATTATCTTTCGCATTTTTACCTCCTAAGCGGTGCACATGCCCGCTCCCAGCTCTCTGCCCATCCATCCGGCTCCGCTCTCATAATCTCGTAGCCGTCTTTTGCCTTTACGCCGTGGTATACGCGGCTGGCTATGGTCTCGCGGGACATGCCCAGCAAATACATAAGCTCTTTTGCTTTGTACCGTCCCTGGTACTCATCGTTCTTGTACAGGTCGTACAAGATTATCTTTCGTCCCATTCCGTTTTCCTCTCTTCCTGCACCACTGAGGACTGTTTGAAACCTTCTGCTCAATCAGTCTCATATCTGTGATGCACAGCCGCCGGTATCCGTCCTGTTTCTCCTTGCGGACCAGTACGCAGGATTCGCAGCCATC